GATGGCCATTATTCAGAACAGGATAGGTTTAATTGGTTGTCATCCTGAAAGTCAACCACATTGGTATAAATCATATAGTTGGATGAGAGGCCTCTATCACAATGGAGAACATCATAAACTATTATTAGAATTCACAAATAAATTAATGGAGAGATAAGATGAAGATATTAAGATTTACAGCATCATGGTGTGGGCCATGCAAATCATTATCAATGAATTTAGAACAAGCAAATTTACAAATGCCAATTGAAGTTATTGATATTGATGTTCAGTCCGATGTTGCAGTTGAATATGGAATTCGTGGTGTACCGACATTAGTGATGTTGGATGAAAACATTGAGGTTAAACGATTGGTTGGTTCTAAAACCATCACAGAACTAAAAGAGTGGGCTACAGTATGATTAAAAAAGTTGATTCAAGACTTACAGATGAAAGAAACAGTTTTAAACCTTTCAATTATCCATGGGCATATGATGCTTGGTTGAAACATGAACAATCACATTGGCTTCACACAGAAGTTCCAATGATGGAAGACGTTAAAGATTGGAAAAAGAAACTAAGCAAAGAAGAAAAACAATTTCTTACACATATCTTTAGATTCTTTACACAAGGCGACATTGACGTTGCTGGTGGTTATGTAAAGAACTATTTACCATATTTCCCTCAACCAGAAGTTCGCATGATGTTGTTAGGTTTTGCTGCAAGAGAAGCATTACACGTTGCTGCTTACAGTCATCTAATCGAAACACTTGGTTTACCAGAAGCCACTTATAACCAGTTCTTAGACTATCAAGAAATGAAAGATAAACACGATTATGTGTTAGACCTTTCCTCTAAGAATGGTGATGCCGCTTCAACTGCAACCCACATCGCCGTGTTCAGTGCTTTCACTGAAGGGATGCAGTTGTTCTCCTCTTTCATCATGTTATTGAACTTTCCACGCACAGGTAAGATGAAAGGTATGGGACAGATTGTTACTTGGTCAATTGTTGATGAAACACAACATGCTGAGTCAATGATTAAATTATTCCGTACCTACATAGAAGAAAACAAAGAGATATGGAATGATGAACTTAAAGGCCGTATTTACAGCATTGCAGAAAAGATGGTTGAATTGGAAGATAAGTTTATTGACCTCGCCTTTTCTATGGGCGCTATGGACGGTCTATCTAGTGAAGATGTCAAAAAGTACATTCGTTATATTGCTGATAGGCGCCTTATATCTCTTGGTCTTAAAGGCATTTTTAAAGTGAAGAAGAATCCATTACCTTGGGTTGAAGAAATGATTAACGCACCAACACACACAAACTTCTTTGAGAACCGTGCAACTGATTATGCTAAAGGTGCCTTGTCTGGAGATTGGGGCGATGTGTGGGCAAACTAAAGGAAACATATGACAACAAGAACAATAACAGCGGAGTGTAGTAACTGCGAATCCAGTTACGATGTAATTTTTATGGAAGAACTAGTATCAGAAGAATTACCTGAGTTTTGCCCGTTTTGTGGCGAAACGATTGATTCATTATCCGAAGACGAATATATAGAGGATGATGAACTCAATGATAATGAAAAATGGGACTGAACTGGACATATAAAGACAAAGAATTTATAGAAGAATTGATTGGTGACAATTATGGTTTTGTGTATCTTATAACCAACAATGCAACAAATAAAAAATACATTGGTAAGAAGTTTTTCTATTCCTCAAAGACTAGGCAAGTGAAAGGTAAGAAGAAACGATTCAAAGTTTCCTCTGACTGGCAAACTTATTACGGTAGTAACGAGGAATTGAAAAAAGATGTTATAATACACGGACTAGATTCGTTTAGCCGAGAAATTATACATCTATGTAAAAGCAAAGGTGAGTGTGGTTATCTTGAAGCAAAAGAACAGTTTGTAAATGGTGCTCTGGAGACAGATGATTATTACAATTCTTGGATTATGGTAAGAGTAAGAAAATCACACATTAAAGGATTACAATGTTAGATTATTTGAAGGAGGTTGGTGGGGAATTTGATGCTTTATTTTTCTTGCCAATGGAAGAAGAAGATAGTATCAACATTATGACTAACAAATATAAAAATCCAGGACAACCAATAAAAGGAAACATAATTGGCGATTGGTGGCACATTTTGTTGTTTAAATGCAACGAAGAAAATGGCCAAGTCGAGGACCTTGATATCTTTGATGCCATATTTGCCGATCCTAGGGAATACATATCCGGACTGATTCCGCAAGGTTGGTATGGTTTAATTGCAAAGAAAACCACAACCTCCCACAATTTTTTAGATGATGCTATTGACAAATTCAAGTCAATGATGTAAAATATGGATATCTAAACTGAAAGTACATTATGATTCTTGTTGACCTTAACCAGGTATTGTTAGCCGGACTTATGGCACAAATTGCCAGTCAAAAAGGTGTTAAATTAGAAGAAGGCCTTATCAGACACATGGTCCTGAATATACTCAGGACTCACCTAAAGAACTTCCGAGAAGAATATGGTGAAGTTGTACTGTGTGCTGACAACCGTAAATACTGGCGCAAGGAATTCTTTCCTTTCTACAAAGCCGGCCGTAAAAAAACCAGAGAGAAGTCTGAACTCGACTGGCATTTAATCTTTGATATGCTTTCCAAGTTTAAGCAAGAGCTCAGAGATAATTTCCCTTACAAAGTCATTGATGTTGAGGGTGCAGAGGCTGATGATATCATCGGTACACTTGTACCACGACATATCATGCATGAAAACATCCTAATCATTTCAAGTGATGGTGATTTCTTGCAATTACAGATGTATAACGGCCGAAGTGAGTATACCGTTAAACAATATAATCCTGCACAGAAGAAATTTCTCATTTCTAAGAATCCACTTGATGAATTGAAAGAAAAAATCATTCATGGTGATAAAGGTGATGGCATTCCAAATATTATTTCACCGAGTGACACATTTGTGCGTGAGATTCGTCAGAAGGTTATGACAGAATCCAAACTTACAAAATTCATGGGTCAAGACTATAGTGAATATGATGATGAAAATGCACATATCGGTTTTTCACGTAACCAGACGTTGATTGACCTAAGAAATATACCAGGTGATATACAGACTAAAATTATAAATACTTATGAAGAAACCAAACCAGCACCTAAAGGTAAGATACTGGATTATTTAATTACAAACAAACTGAAAAGTTTAATAGATGTTATTGGGGAATTTTAATGAAATCGCTATATGAAGTTTTTGATGAATTTGAACTGGCTAAGAATAAAAAAGAAAGAATGGATGTAATTTCTAAAAATCTTTCACAGTCATTGGTTGATGTATTGAAATTGGCTTATCATCCAGACATTCAATGGAAAATTAAAGAACTGCCAGAAAATTATCGTATACCAACAGATATGTTACCTGGTATTACACATGATAATATTAATGGACAAATACGTAGAATGTATATGTTCAGAGTTGGTGATCCAACCGCAGAAAAATTAAATGAACACCGTAGAAATGAATTACTAATTCAAATGTTAGAATCAATTGAACCACGGGAAGCAGAAGTTATATTGGGTATCTTCCAAAAAGATTTGGGAGTAAAAGGGTTAGACTATAAATTTGTAAAAGAGGCATTTCCAGACATGTTGCCATGACGAAAAAAGAAAACATCATTGTCTTATCAGGTGAATTCGATTACATAACTTATAATGATTTTAAATTATTAAAAACATGCAAATCTAAATGTGATTGGCTTGTTGTAGGAGTTCATTCTGACTCCTATATGGAGTTATGTCGAAATAGGACCAAAAGTACATTCGAACAAAGAAAAGAATTTGTAGAAAGTATTTCTTATGTTGATGAGGTGTTTGCTTTTAATGATTTTGATGGAACCTGCTGTAATTTACTAAAACTTATAAAACTATGTTATCCCGCATCCAATATAATCTATGTTTCAGAAACAAACGTAGAGGATATGCCAGAAGCTCGTATTCGTGGCATCACATTCACAACATTTGAAATTATTAATCAAGGAGTTTAATTAAAGTGTCTAAATTTTCTGGAAAGTTTCGCAACCAGCGAGACTATGATGATGAGAAGTATTTCCAAGAGGAAAACAGAAACAAAAAACGTCAGAAGCAACAACGAAAACAAAAGTACTACGATGAGTATGAGTCTTTTGAATCCAATCAAAGATATAACAAATCCCAAAAAATTAATTACTGATGTTGTAAATTAACAACACTACTATTGACACTCTTTGATGGATGGTGTATAATACAACCATTGTTTAGGAGATTTTTATGATGATATATGTTCGAATCGCAAAGTCCAAGAAAAAACTAGGACCAAAAGCTGTGCGTGAACAATACGATGCGTGGTTGAAATCACACCAAACATCGAAACCCATCAAATCCAAAAGCAATCAACTAACATATAAACTGTCGGCACCTGCCGGTCGTGAAACTGTGCATTATCCGTCATTAAATACAGGTAACGGTGTCGCTACTAAAGCAACACCGAAGGTTTACACTGGCACAAAAGTGATGGGAATAGCAACAATGCACAAATCAAACGCTGTTCCTGTGTTTAACAGTCAGGAAGCTGTAGAAATTTCAAAAATGAGGCGCTAAAATGAGTAAGAAAATGAGTTTTGTTGTAAAATTACAACGTCCTGTGTGTCGTACACCAATCAAGCCTGTACAAGCACATAAGAATGTCGTAAAATACAGTCGTAAAGATGAGAAAAAGACAATTTTGTCGCAAATTGCTGTTGTAGGAGACTAAAATGTCGCAAAACACTGAGCTAAAACAAGAACCGCAAGATCCTATTGACTGGAAATTGCTAGATGAAGTTGTCCGTAAGTGGGCAGTACTATCAGGACATGAAGATGACCAAGATTGGTACAGGAAAATGAAGGAATATTATGAGTAAGAGATATATTATTGATTTGCAAGAAGCGAATGACGGCACCGGCGATGCAATCTTACAATTTCCTGATGAATTGCTTGCTGAAACAGGCTGGAAAGAAGGCACTGTGTTAAATATGAGAGTTGAAGAAACTCCAACAGGCAATGTTATTATTATGACTGAGAAAAAATAATGGAATTACTTGAATCAAAATCACTTTTAGCCAAATTGATGGCAACCGAGAACCTTGTTGTTGAACAACGTCCGGTACCAACAGCATCTTTTGACGTTAAGAATCGGATTTTGACACTTCCGGTA